GCCTTGGCTTGCTCTTTTATTAAATCGAAGCTTTCCTTTTGGGCCTTTGTGTCCATAGAGAAAGAAGCAGACGATTGCTTCATGCCGGCGTTTGGGCGCACAAAATATCCGCCTTGCTTGAAATAATCAAGATCTGGGTAATTACCAGCTTTCAAGCCTCTGCTTCTGCTTTGATGGAATACATTTTGTCCGCCAGTATAAACGCCAACGTGAGGCGTATCTCCCGGCTTGCCAGTCGCAACGATATCGCCAGGTGCAAGCTTGGACCAATCTTTCATTGTTGTACCAGCATTGCGCACCGTATCTGCCCATGCCGTTACTCCCGGAAGGGAGATTCCCAAGCTCTTGTAAAAAGCTTTCACTGATTCAGAGCACATATTCGCAATGCCAGTAAACTTACTGGCAGCGGCAGTTGCACTTGAAAGTTGTGCTGGAGTAAAGCCTCCAACAATTGGACCACTGTTTGCTTCTCCGCCGCCTCCAGCAGCTTGTGCTGTACGTTGTGCGGAAATCACATTTAATTGAGCTGCTTCTGTCTTTTGAATGGCTTTTCTAATGGCATCTTCCGCATCCAACCTGACCCTCTTAAGATCTTGCGCAAACTTTAATTGCCGCGCCTGCATGTCATTGAGGCCTGATAATTCATAATTATTAAGCTCATCAATCAATCGTTTTTCGTGCTCAAACTGAGTGTCGCTTAAGCTCATTCTGTAATCAAAGCCAATCTTATCTATGTCATTCTGAAGACCAGCAAGCTCAATGCGACGCTGCTGTTCCTGTTTCGCTGCTTGTTCGGCGGCTTTTAGGGCTTTCTCGGCTCCCTTGTCTCCTCCTTTCCCGGCTCCAAGTTCCACCTCATTCAATGGCAGGGGAGTGGTATCGTACAGCGATTTCCTTTGATCCTGAATCGCCTTTAACTGCTCTTGCTCTCTAATTCGGAAAGACTCAATTAAGTTTTTATCAACTGCATACTGGCCTCCGATTAATTGGCCTCCAACAAACGTGCCGCCAGTGGGAGTGACTTTCATTCCCATCTGCTCTAAAATTTGACGATCTTTTATGGATCCTACTTTGCCTCCAGCTTTTTGAGCCCTGCTTAAAGCTTGAAGTTTATTTTGTTGAACGATTACTTGCTCGCCAAGGTCGGCGGCATTCATACTTTTAATAGCATCGCGAGCCGCAATTGCGTTTTTCCTTGCGTCAGACAAACGATTTGCCATTCTGCCAATAGCATTAACTAGCGCTTCAATCCCAAATAAAATGCCAGCGCCAATCAATCCCGTTATTGCAAGCCTGAAAAACTTAGCAGCCGTAGCTGTTTTGGTTAAATTACTCGCAAAGGTGAGAAGACCGCCACCTGCCGCTGCAGTGCTTCTTTGAAGCAAAATTAACTGTGAAATCAGTCCGGCTATTCCAGTTTTTGCAAACAACTGAACAGCAATTAGCGCAATGCCAGCTTTGACAGCAAGGTCAGCAAGGAAGCCCCCTGTCGGCGTATTAACAAGCTTTGCAATGTATTCCGCTGTTGTTAAAAATGCTTTTCCGATAATCATCAACGTTGGCGTTAAGCCTTGGACTACACTTGCAATGGCTGTAAATATTTCTCTTAATTGTTGCAATACGCCATAAATTTGAGCAGCATTGCCTTCCAACATTTGAGCTGGAGTTGCATTGCCCTGCATCGCAGCCGTAAATGCTTGCACGGCTTGCGTTGCATCATTGATGGCTGTAGCAATAATTGGGAAAATCGAAGCCGCGCCCATAGAGACAATAGGCTCGAAGGATTCATAAAACTTTTGCGTTGAAATAGCAAGAGCATTCATTGAACCCTGAAGGGTTTTGGCTGCGCCAGCAGCACCTTTGCCAAAGCGATTTTCCAAGACAATTGGAACATTGCTCATTACTTGCTTAAAAGTTTCCCCAACAAACACGCCATCTTCCATGGCCTTCTTGAACGTGGCAATATCCATGCGAGCAGCTTCCGCCATGATTGACAAAGCGCCTGGAATCACATCGCCCAACTGGCCGCTAACTTCCTCACTCATCAGTTGCCCCTTGCTGGCCATTTGAGAGAACGCATAAGTAACGCGATCAACCTTGTCAGCGCTAAGACCAAGAGTGGCAGATGCTTTGCTAATGCCAGTGAATAAATTCTCGATTTCGCCGCTGCTAAAACCAGCAGGAGCCATGGAAGCATAGAGTTTTACAAATCCTTGGCGAGCGCTTTCTAGCGGCACGTTAAAACGAGCGGCCAAATTATCAACAAACGTAAATGCCCTGTCCGCATTCTCCGAGCTGCCAGTGATTGCATTTAATTGGTTGTTAAATGTTTGTAGACTTCTCGCCGCATTCAAGGCCTGATTGGGAAGATCCATGAAAAATGCAAGCGCTTTGTACGCCGTTCCATAAAGCAATACTTGCTTGGTAGCATTCCCGAATTCACCAGCTAATTCTTCTATGGCACCGGCAAGCGGAAGTTTGTTTGTATTGAAAAATCCCTCAAATTTCTTTAGTTCGGCAGATGCTTTTCCTAACACTAAATATGAAGAGGAAAGTTGAGTCGCCCTTCCCATCGCTCCACCAGGGAAAGCCAATGCTCCTCCTCGTTCTGGAGCCTGCCCGCTTCCAGTAACGCGATCTCGTCCTCCTCCAGAAACAAAGGCGTCCCCCATGAAAGTGGTGCCAGGCAATGCTGGCTGTCTTTCTGACATGACACTGACGCCACGTAATGCAGAACGTGCATAAGCTTCTGCTGTGCGCCGCGCCATCATTTGTTCGCGAGATTCTCCGCCAATGGCATATCGACTTGGTTCTCGACCAACGCCGGCAGGAAGTAAGCCAGCAACGCGAGCAGAGGGCAATGCACCCTGCATGGAAGCTCCAATGCCAATTTGCACTTGCCGAATATTCACCCGAGCAGCAGCTAGTCGCAATGCCGTTTCGATTCGGCTTATTAGCGAATCAACTTCCTCCGCAATGCGTGATTGCTTAGTACGCGCTTCTGCGTCTTTTAATGCTTGCGCTAAATACGCAAAAGTATCAAGACCATCTTTTAATCCCGCTCCAGTTTCGAAAACGCTAACTTCTAATACAGTGAACATGCGACGCAGCGCATTATCTAGATTTTTTTGAAGTTCTGCATAGATGCGTTTCGTATCAACCAACGCCCCGCCTCCAGACGGCAACATTCTTGGCCCCTGTTGGGCGACAAGCGCATCCACGATGGCCTTGATTTGAGACTGCACTGACATGGCAGGCAACAAACCGGCAGGTGGCCTTGCGCCTCCTATTAAACCCGCAGCAGATGTGCCAGCGGGCAATGCACGACCAGTAGATGACGGGCCAATGGAAACGCTTCGCGGTGGAACAGTTGCAGGGAAATTAACCCCTGGCAATGCGCGACGTTGTGCTGCTTCAGCTCTAAGAGCAAGAGGATCAATGCCCGCTATGCGAAAAATACCGCGAGCAATAGTATCCAAAATTCTTGCTCGCTGTTTGATCTTGGCTTCAAGCTTGTCAAATGCTTGATTTATCGAAGACAATGAACCACGTTCGAAGCCTTCTCCAACATTTTTGCCAATCTTTTCAAACTCTCGCGATGGCGATGCAATACCTAACGCGTTTTTGATTGACAGCAGCAATGTATTACCCATATCACGGGCAGCCTTTTGCAGGCCATTTTTTTCGCCGTCAATTCCCTGTACAATTCCTTCTGCGGAACTTTGTCCAATATCTTGAAATTGTTGTTTCAGCAGCGACAAATCCTTGATGGCCACTTCAGTGAACGAATAACCACTGGGCCCGACCTGAGTTCTGCTAACCCCTTTATACTGATTTGTCCTTAAATAATTATCGAGAGCAGCATCTATAGCCCTGTCATTAACTTTGCTTCCAAGGTCAATGCCTTGTTGTTGCAGAAATTGTTTGGCGGTCCTCTGTCCAAGATCTAATATTTTTGCGTCTGGCGGAAGCTGAAGCTCGATAATCGCAGATCTTGCATTTGCCCCACCAGCAGACCTTGCCCTGCCAGCGTAAGCATTGGCAGCGTTGATGTCTGGAGTAAAATACACTCCCCTCCCAAGACCGCCGTAATCTCCGGCGGACTGACGAAAGCCTGTTCTGGCAATTTGCTCCTGGGCTCGCTGAGTTGTTCCGTGGTATAGGGTTTGCCCAAAACGAGCTTGAACACTTTTCCCGGCGTTTGCCACTAAAGCATCCGCCAGGAAGTCTCTTACGGCATTCAATTGCTTAGTTTTGTCTGCGCCTTTCAACCCTTGCTGAACAATTTGATCCAGCCAATTACTAACCTGCTGCGCGCTGCGACTCTCTGCTCCAAGGCTCTTCATGGCCCTAGAGCGCAATTGCTCGGTGCTTAATCGCGCCAACTCTCCACGCGCAGTTTCAAAAGCGGGAGATTGCCCAGTTGTTGCTGCAACTTTTGCTCCAGCCACTCCTCCCTTAACTTTTGCTTCAACTTCGATAACAATTCCAGAAAGACTATCTTTAATGCTCTTCCTGATTGCATTGATATTTTTGACGAGAGGAGGCTTAACTTCAATTGGTACAAAAATTGCGCCCTTAGGCCCTGTAATTTTTGAAATAATATCACGCCTTGCCTCGGCAGCTTTCGCCCCAGAAATACTGGATTCAACTTTTACATTGAGGGAAATGTCTTCTTTCTTGAGCGCGGCCAGAGTTTGCTTGAAAGTATTTACTTGTTTCAGTAATGCTTCAAGACTTGTGCTTTTTACCTCAACATCGTACTTTTTCCTGCTAAGCGAATTGCTAAGCAGCCGCAATTCATTGGTAATTTTATCCCTCTTGAAGCGAATATTGATATCAATCGGCTGCCCGGCAAGCGTTGACGATGCCTTCTGTAGTTCCTGTCTGAAGAAATTAAGGTCAAGACCCACCTTAAGGGTCATATCAGCATTTTGACCTGCCATCTTCAACTGCTCATTATTGTATTCATTCTATAATCATTGCTCTTGATTGCGCCCAGCGAAAGCTTTTAAATCATCAGCCAACAAGGCGATCACTCTGCCGTCCATTCGTCTTGTCTTCATTAAGCGTTGGAAGACAATCAAGCTTTCATCTGTAACGCCTGTATCTTTCTTAATTGATTTGGTATCGAACGGCAGGAAGTCTTCTGGCTTGACTTTCGACTTACGCCCCGCCATCATGCCAGCAGCCATCGTGCCAAGCTTCGCAATGGCTACGCTCTGTACGTTGTATTTTGCTACGTCATGTTTATCAAGATATTTCAATGCACGCTTAATATCAGACAATGGCTGCCGACCAAATTGATCAGCATGCCACCGCCTGTCATTAAAGTCCGATGCGGAAAGACGAAAATAAATTTCGTTCCAATCAGTCAGGTTTTTAAGCTGGTTACGCGCTCGCGCTTCCAGCATTTCCGCTACTGAGGACCATTCCTCTTCGTCGCTTTTTTTGCTGCTATTGCCTCCTGTGTCTCAGCATTTTGCTCTTCAGCAATAAACTCAACCACTTTTGCAATGGCTTTGCGAGGAAGATTTTTAGTGTCCTCTAGTTCCCAGTCGGCAAGATCCTGCCACTCGCCATCAATCATGCCCTGACCGCGAGAGCGAATGAAAGCAGTGACCATGCGGGCATTCGTGCTCTCCACTGAAGAGCCGCTGGTAATCATGCTCAGCGTTTCCTCGGTGTATTCCGAGAGAAGCTCAGCTTCAGTAATGGAGCCACCGCCTCCTTGAAGCAAGCCAAAAGCTTCGTCAAGAGGAATGTCCTTTGCAGTGGCAATGCGCTTAGCCAGTTGTACAGCCCTAATAGTAGCCTGGCTTTGCAACTTACTAATTTCTTCCTGTTCAATTGCTTCGGCGACAAGCCAACCGCCATATTTCTTCATGCGAATTTCAGGAAGAAGCTCAAAATAATCTTCGGCTTTAGTCTGCAGAAGGAAGCTGTATTTGCTCATGATCAAGAACGTTTAACAATGCGTTGAACACCTTCACCCT